CTCTCCGTAGTTCAATGAGTAGCTACAGAGAGGAGAAATCAGTTTCGTATCAATTTCGTATCACAAAGGCCCACGCGGACAACATGAGTCCTCGCGGGCCTTGCCGATTTTTGGGGAGCGGGAGTTGAGGACTACGTGGCAGCATGCTGCTCATCGTCTTCGAGTGAGTACGCGCGAAAACTGCACACGGGTTTGCCCGCCCAGGCATTCAGCTCATCCTTGATGCGCGACTGCAGCGGCCGGATTTCGTTGCGAGCGAACACCTTCGCGGCCTTCTCCACATCCCCGAAACCGCCCACGTTGTTCGGTGCCATGCCCATCAGCTGGGGCGGAACCCGATGCGCGGCCAGCACGTCATCCCTGCTGCTGGCCTTGATGTTCACGAATTCGTCTTTAGCCGCCACCTCGCTGATGGGAATCAGCTTGATGCCATCGGCTTTGCCGTTAGGCGCGTAGTAGAAGAGATTCTTGAAATTGCCCACGCCCTTGGACTTGATGAGCTGATCGCGCATTGCCTCGATGTCTTCCTCATGCTGGGCGGGGTCGGTCACATAGAGGATGAAGCCAGCGTGCGAGCCGTTGGCGTAGTAGCGACGGCGGAACAGCGTGGCGGCCTCGTTGAGCAGGGCCGACTGCACGGCGCCGAGGTACTGCGGCAGGCCGTACACCTCCTGATGAATGTCGGGCTCGCGCAGGTGGAAGACCTGGCCGGCCGGGAATTCGTGCTCGTTCTGGAAATCGCTGATCTGGAAATATTGCCCAGCTTCTTTGCCGCGCCGCATGTACTTGCCAAGCGTGTGCTCCAGCCGGAGCAGGCTCCCCACCAGATTGCGCCGGCTTTCCAGATAGCCATTGCCCAGCGTGAGGTAGTCCAAGGCGAAGGCCTGGAAGGCACCGGGCGACAGGTAGGGCGACGGCATCAGCGTGCTGGTCAACACGTTGACCTTGAAGCGTATGGCGGACTCATGGTGGGCACCGACACGCAGCATGCGCGCCAGATCAGCAAAGCTGACAGGCGGCTCATACCAGCGGCCGTTATCCATGCACTCGATGTATTCGAGGATGGAAGCGCGCCCGCCCACAACTGGCTCAGGATCGCCAAAGGTGAACATCACAGAGCGCGCGGGGCCTGCGGGCGCTGACTCGGCGGCTGCAGTATTGCCGGGCGCTGCGTTGGCCTGGGGGGCTTCTGTCATTCGGATATCTCCACAAAGGATTGCGAGAGCGTGGAGCCGGCGAACTCGGTCCCCTGCTCCAGTGGTTCGTTGGAAAGCGCATTCATGGTTGCCCACGCCAGGTCACCATGGCCGGTCTGCTCCGAACGGCCGCTGCTGTAGGTGATGGAGCGGCCCGTGGGCGTCATCTCCTGCTTGACCGACATGAAGCTGGCGGCCATTTCCTTGTCGTCCTGGTCGAATTCCAGCCGGCCTGCGCGCAGAACGGTCTGGGCCTTGAGCACCAGCAGGATCTTGGCTTCGAGGCTGTAGCGCAGGCCACGCACGGCGGGAAAGAACTTGCGCACAAGCTGGTAGACGCCCTGCCCCATGCCGGTTGTGTCGATGGTCATCTTCTCGACGTTGAACTGCTGGCAGATGCGCTGGATTTCCGCCGCCTGGTCCTCGTACTCCATCTTGTGCATTTGCTTGCGGTACAGGACGCGGAACTTGCCGCCGGGCTTTTCAGGCGGCGCCAGGACCACCAGCGCGGCCTTGTCGCCGGTATGGCTGGGGTCATATCCAACCCAGACGCCTTTGTGCCCAAAGGGCCGCTGTGTGAAGGCCTTGAAGTCCTTCCATGCCTCCCAGGGGTCCACCATGCCGCGCTGGAGCAGCGACAGCGGAAACACGGCCAGCGCGTCATCAAGGAACTGGCACAGGTACAGATTGGCGAAGACAGTGGCGGCCTTGGTGGAGCGCAGGTTCTCGATGTCGAACAAGGTGCAGCCGCCGCGCTCAGCATCCTCGACCGTGACGATGTGGCGCCAGATGCCGTCCGCGCCTCGAAAGCCATTGGCCAGGTGCTCATGGCGCAGGTCGATGTCCAGCTTGCGGTCGGTGATGTGCGAGCCGTTCCACAGCGCGTAGGCCTCATGCTGCAGGCTGGAGGGCGTGCTGAAATACGTCAGGCGCCATTGCTTGTGCGACGACATGCCGCTGGCCACGTTGTTCAGCTCGGTGAAATTCGTGGTCCAGAAATATTCATCGAAGTACAGATTGCCGTGGTAGCTCTGGGCCGTGCGCGAGTTGGTGCCCAGGAAAATCAGCTCGGCCCCATTGGGCAAGATGATGGGATCGCCTGTGAGCGTGACACCAATCTCTTTCTTGACGAAAGCGATGATGTAGTTGCGGAACACATGGGCCTGGTTCTTACTGGCCGACAGGAAAATCTGATTGCGCCCCGTCTGGAGCGCATCAATCAATGCCTCACGGGCAAAGTACCAGGTGGCGCCGATCTGCCGACTCTTGAGGATCTGCCGGGTGCGCTCCATGGCTGCACCCCACCAGGTGCGCTGGTAGTCGAACAGCGAATCGAGGAAGGCTTTGCAAAGCACGTCCACCTGCTCGGGCGTGATGGCGTTCTTTTCCGGCTTCTTTTTCGGCCCGGCATTGCGCAGCTCGATGTTGGGATTCAGGTCACTTTCGCGGCCCGTCTGCCCATACTTGTCGATACGCGCCAGGCGCTCCATCTGCCGCGTGAGCAGGTCGATTTCCTTGAAGTCGCCGCCGGTCTTCTGGTCCTTGGCGATGAGCGAGACCAGACGCGACTCCAGCGTGCCAGCCACACGGTCAACGGGCTTGGCCTCTTCCCAGCCATCAGCGCGCGACCAGCCGATCAGCGTGGTGCGCGGCACGCCCAGCCGTTCGGCGATATGCGTGAACTTCCAGCCCATCCAGAACAGCGCCCTCGCTTCGCGGCGCACACCGGCGCCGCCGTCCACGGGACTGGACGGGCCAGCCGGCAAACCTGAGCCCGCCGCTGTGGGCAGGCCATCGAGGCCAAAGGGCAGAGGGTTGTCGGCCTGCCTGGTGGGCTTCTTCGCGGCGGTCTTGGCGGGCGCTTTCTTGGCCGATGCCGCTGCGCGATGCGGCGCCGGCCTGGCGCGTTTTGCAGTGCTGGGCATGACTGGGAGTTTGTCCCGCGCGCGCGCGAAAAGCAGCATGCAAAAACTGTCACTCGTACAGCCACAGAGCGCGCTGATTGCTACAAAACTTGCACCGAAAGAACATAGGCACCAGATCAACTCTCACCACTGGCTGCACGCTATGAGCAAGAAATTTTTCCGGGTCGCCACCGAAGGCAAGACGGTGGATGGGCGCGAAATCAAACGCGAATGGATCGAACAGATTGCCAACACCTACAACCGTGCCAAGTACGGCGCGCGGGTCTGGGTGGAGCACCAGCGCAGCGTGTGGCATGACAGCCCATTCAGCGCGCAGGGCGACGTGCTGGAAGTCGAGGCCCGCGAGGTCGAGGACGGCCTGCTGGCCCTGTTCGCAAGCATCAAGCCGCTGGAATCGCTGGTGGCCATGAATCGCCAGGGCAAGAAGATTTACAGCTCCATTGAGGTGGAACCCAACTTCCAAGGCAAGGGCGAGGCCTATCTGATGGGCCTGGCTGTGACCGACAGCCCGGCCAGCACCGGCTGTGAAGCACTTTCGTTCTCGGCCAAGGACGGCAAGCAGGTCTTCTCGAAGTTCATCGAGACGGAGCTGGAATTCAGCGATGACGAGACCGAGGCAGGCCCGGCCCGCGATGGAGTGGTTTCCAAGCTGCTGGCCAAGTTCAAGCGCCTGTCCGGCCGCCAGGAAACCGGCGAGAAATTCGCGGCGGAAATGACCGAGGCCATGCAGGAGGCCGGCAACGCCATGGAAGCGCTGGACGGCAAGGTGTCCAAGTTCGGCACCGAGCAGCAAGACCTGCGCAAGAAGCTGGAGGAACACCTGGAGGCCTTCGCCGAGTTCCGCGAGAAGGTCGAGAAAACCGACAGCAACCCCAACAAGCGACCGCTGAACACCGGTGGCGCCGGCTACGAGAAGGCCGACTGCTGACCCCTGGCCAGCCCACTACACCAGACCGAGGAAACCGACATGCAAAAGCTCACCCGCCAGCAATACAACCAGTTCTTGAAGGACCAGGCCCAGCTCAATGGCGTTGAAAGCGCCGCCGAGAAATTCGCCATCGAGCCCAGCGTGCAGCAGCGCCTGGAAACCAAGATCCAAGAATCCAGCGAGCTGCTCAAGCGCATCAACATCGTGCCGGTCACGGAAATGGAAGGCGAAAAGCTCTACCTGGGCGTGACCGGGCCGATTGCCAGCCGCACCAACACGCAAACCAAGGACCGCCAGACCCGCGATGTGAAGGCCATCGACGGCACGAAATACCGCTGCGAAAAGACCAACTACGACACCCACACGCGCTACCAGACCCTGGACATGTGGGCGAAGTTCAAGGACTTCCAGCCGCGCCTGTCCCGCAGCATCTACGAACGCTGCGCCCTGGATCGCATCATGGTGGGCTGGAACGGCACCAGCGTGGCCGCAGACACCGACATCGCGGCCAATCCCCTGCTGCAGGATGTGAACATAGGCTTTCTGCAGCAACTGCGTAACACAGCGCCGGAGCGTGTGCTGCATGAAGTCGTGCAGGGCAGCGGGAAGATCAAGGTTGGACACAGTGCGGGCAATGACTTCAAGACCCTCGATGGTCTGGTCTACGACGCCTACAAAACGCTGCTGGACCCCTGGCATGCCGAAGCCGCGGATCTGGTGGCGATCACAGGCCGCGACCTGATGCACGACAAGCTGTTTCCTCTGGTCGATGGCCAGAAGGCGCCCACCGAGATCCTGGCCGCCAGCATCGTGACGAGCCAGGCCCGCCTGGGGCGCCTGGCGGCCAACGCCGTGCCGTTCTTTATCCCCGGCGCCATTCTGGTCACCAGCTGGTCCAACCTGTCCATCTACTACCAGGAAGGCGGGCGCCGCCGTTCGATTCTGGACAACCCGAAGCGCGACCGCGTGGAGACCTACGAAAGCTCCAACGATGCTTTCGTCATCGAAGACCTGGGCAAGGCCGTGCTGATCGAAAACATCGAGATCGAGCCCGAAGCCTGATAGCAGCCAGCGCGCCGGCTCTGAACGGGCCGGCGCCACACCAGCGGGGAACCCATGAACCAATCACCAGCCCAGCGGCACCGCTTGCGCGTGCTGGCGGCCAAGCAAGCCCAGCAGGCGGCCGATGCCGGCGCGCACGGCGAGGCCACAGGCTCGGCCTATGAAATGCAGCTGACGCAGCTGCACCAGTTCCGCCTGCGCCTGAAGGACGTGCAGAGCCTGGAGCGGCGCGCCGAGATGAAGCGAACGATGCTGCCCGAGTTTGACGACTACATCGACGCGGTACTGCAGGCCGCGCCGGGCGTGCAGGACGACGTGCTGGCCACGGTCCTGCTGTGGAGCCTGGATGCAGGGATGTATGACCGAGGCCTGGCGCTCGCCAAATACGCGCTAGAGCACGGGCTCAAGATGCCCGACAGATTCGAGCGGCCCGTGCAAACCATCGTGATCGATGAGGTAGGCGAGGCCGTGATGGCGGGCCGGCTGGCCGGCAAGGAAGCCGTGCGCATCACGGCCGAGGTCATCGCCATGACCGATGGCCTGGATGCACACGACCAGGCCCGCGCCAAGCTCTACAAGGCCGCCGGCTGGGCGCTGCTGGGCAAGACATCGAGCAGCGATGTGGACATGGAGTCCCGTCCCATCACCGCATGCCGCAAGGCCATGCCGCTGCTCAAGCGCGCCTTCGAGCTGGACACCCGTACCGGCGTGAAAAAAGACATCGAGCGGCTGGAGCGCCGCCTCAAGAAAGAGGCATAGCTCCAACCGCCGAAACCGAGCGTACCCCGCGCCCGTGGCGGCCCCAGGGCAAGGACAGCTGACACAGCACCGTCCAACGCCCTGGGCCACCGCCACACCTCAACACCGGAGCCTGCATGTTTGTATCCAACGTCAACCCACCGAACCAGAGGCCAACGGGCACTGTTGCCGGCGATGGCTGGTGGCCCGATGTGGACGCAGACCGCATGCTCAAGGAATGCCGCTTTGACGCGACCGTGACCCCCGAGCGATTGCGCCAGGCCGTGGTGCTGGCCGTGGCCGACATCACGGGGCAGCTGGAAGCCTGGCGGGCCGAGCAGGTGGCCGCCGGCCATGACGCCCTGGACAAGGTGCCAGCGCGCCAGGTGGACGGCAAGAGCGTCAAGCCTGCGCAGTTCCTGCGGGCCGTGCAAAGCCATGTGCAGGCCGAGCTGGCAGAGGCCTACCGCGATTTGGACACCCTGCCGAACGGAGAGGGCAAGGAAGGGCGTGTGCTGTCCCGCCTGGAGATCCGCGTGGACACATTCCAGCGGAACCTGCGCAACGCCATCGCGGATTTGCGCGGCCGGCGGCGAACCATCGTGGAGCTGATCTGAGATGGCCGCACCCGCAAACATGCAGCCGGGGCTCGCTGTGCGCGCGCACGCGCATGACACGCTGGACGGACTCGTATGGCGCCATCTGGGCGCCACAGGCGGAAACGTGGAGGCCACTCTGGCCGCCAATCCGGGCCTGGGCCGGTTTGCAGACGACTTGCCAGAGGGGCACCTGGTGCGCCTCGTCACCGCGCCGGCACCGACCCGCCAGCGCGTTTACCTGTGGGACTGAGAGAGGGAGAAAACAGTGGCAGACAGCATCGAGAAAGTCGCCATCATCGGCGGCAAGACGGCAACCTACGGTGGCGCCATCAGCGCCGTGGTCAGCGGTCTGACGATTTCCGAAATCGGCGTCATCGTGGGCATCATCGTCGGCGTGGTGGGTCTGCTGCTGGGCCAGTATTGGCAATGGCGCAAGGACCGGCGCGAAGAACGCGCGCTCACCGCCTGGCTGGAAAACGAGGCCGGCGGGGAGACCGTCCTATGAAGTGGCCCAGCAACATCAAGATTGCTGCAGGAGCCTCGGCAGTGGCCGTGGGGGTGGCTGGTCTGCTGGCTCAGTTCCTGCCCGTGGAGGAAGGCCGCAGGCTGGGCGCATACCGCGACCCCATCGGCATTCCCACCATCTGCGAAGGGTGGACCCGTGGCGTGCAGATGGGCGACCGCGCCACGCAGGCTGAATGTGACCTGCTGACCCGCCAGGGCATACAGGAGGCCTGGGTAGTCTTCGAGCGATGGGTGCCGGCCCATGTGCGCAATGGCATGCCTGACCAGACCCTGGCCGCCTTCCTGAGCTTCATCTACAACGTGGGGCCAGGGCAGGCCGGCAGCAAAGACGGCTTTGTGTGGCTCAAGAGCGGCCGGCATTCCACCATGCTGCTGCGCCTGCAGGCCGGCGATGTGCGCGCCGCGTGCGAGCAACTGCCGGCGTGGGTCACTGCCGCAGGCATTCGCCTGCGCGGCCTGGAGCTGCGCAGAGGGCGCGAAATGGCGATGTGCCTGGAGGCCCTATGAACCACCAACGCGGAGTGATGCAATCCGCTGTGCTGTGGGCTGGGGTACTGGTTGCTGTGGCGGCCGCCCTGAGCGTGCAGCAGCTGCGTATCAGCCACCTCAAGGCCCAGCAAGCGCAAACCTTGAAGGGCCTGGCAGAGAAGACAGCAAAGGCCCAGACCGAAATCACCCGCTACATCGAGGCCGTGGGCCGCTATGACAGGCAGACCCGGCAGGCGATGGAAGAACAGGAAAGGAAAGCCCGTGAGGAAAATGAGGCCCTGGGCCGCGTTGCTGATGCTGAACGCGCTGGCCGGCTGCGCAGCGACAGGCTCCTTGAACAGCGCACCCGAGATTTCCAAAACATGGCCCGAAGTGCCGCCACTGCCGCAGAGCGCGAGGCAACTGCCGACGCCATCGGAGTGCTTGCCGACGTGCTCGGCCGCGCTGATGAGCGAGCGGGAGTCCTGGCGTCAACAGCTGACCAGGCCCGCGCCAGAGGCGCCGCCTGCGAGCGCGCATTCGACGCGGTAGCGCAGCGCATCAACGCAGGCCCGCAGGCCGTGGCGCAGGAACACCAGCATGTGGAAACTCGATAGCCTGCGCCGCCTCATCCTGCAGGCCGTGCCGAAGCTGGCAGAGAACCCTGAGAACCTGATCGTGCGTGCGGCCGGCGGCCAGGTGCTGGCCACCGGGGCGGATAGCCTGTCCTATGAATACCTGTACACGGCAGAAATCACCGTGCTGGACTATGCCGGGCACGCCGATGCCCTGTTCGTGCCCCTGGTGGCCTGGCTGCGCGTCAACCAGTCCGACGCCCTGGACAACGCGGAGAAGCGCCAGAAGGCGCTGCTCTTCGATGTCGAGCAGCTCAACGACACCGCCGCAGATGTCGGCATCCGCGTGCCACTGCGCGAAGCCGTCATAGTCAAACCGGACCCGGACCACCCCACGCGCTACAGCGCGACGCACCCGAAGGAACCGTGCCACCCGGGCGGCAACTGCGTGGCCGAGCACTGGGAGCTGTACCTCAAGGATCAGAAGCTGTGCGAATGGGACATCGACGCCCCGCCAGAGCGCACGCGGTTTGAGATGTAGCCATGGCGGATATGCGCGCGCTTGAACTGTGGGCCGAGTCGCTGCTGGCCAAGCTTGCGCCGGCAGCGCGCCGCCGCCTGCTGCTGGACCTGGCGCGGCAGCTGCGCGCCCGCAACAGCCAGCGCATGGCCAGCCAGCAGACGCCGGACGGCGAGAAATGGGAACCCCGCAAGGCCCAGGGCGACGGCCTGCGAAACAAGCGCGCCCAGATCCGCGCCCGCGCCAAAGCCCGCCTCCCCTTGTTCGCCAAGCTGCGCATGCAGCGTTGGCTCAAGGCAAAGGCCCAGGGCGATGCGGCCGTTGTGCAATTCGCAGGCCGTGCAGATCGCATCGCCCGCGTGCATCATTACGGTGAGCAGGACCGAGTGGCCAAGAACGGCCCCATGTACGACTACCCCGAACGGCAGCTGCTGGGCATCCCTGCCGAAGACGCCGACCTGCTGCGCGACGTCATCCTGCGACACCTGCACCCCTGATTTCTGTCATGTTGGCAGCCACAGCACGCGCTGCTGGGCTTCGCGCGTGCGCGGCGGCACGATGGCCGCATGACCGAAACACCGCAGCAAGAGAGCCCCTACGAGCTGACCCGGCGCCTGGAGAACCTGGCGCGCCGTGGCACCGTGGCCGAGGTCCGCGCCAAGCCGCTGGCCGTGCGCATGCGCTGCGGAGACAACATCACCGACTGGCTGCAGGTGCAGTGCCTGCGGGCCGGCACGCAAGGCTCCACCTTCTGGGCGCCGGAGGTCGGCGAGCAGGGCCTGGTGCTGAGCGTAGGCGGCGACATGCGCCAGGGCGTGGCCCTGCTGGGCCTGTACAGCGAACAGATGGAACAGCCCAGCGATGGCGCGCCGCACATCAAGCTGAACAAAGACAACACCCATTTCATCCGGTATGAAAACGGCGCATTGACTCTGCGCATTGAGGATGCGTCCATCACCATCTCGCGCGACGACATCACCCTGAGCACCGCGAAAGCATCTTTGAGCGTTGGGGCTCTGGTGCGGGCTGCACCTGATGTCGTGGCCGAAGCCATCAGCCTGGTGCACCACGTCCACGGCGGCGTGCGCAGCGGCGACAGCAACACGGGGGAGCCGCGATGATGAGCCGCACCACCGGCCGGCGCATCGGGCTTGTCGAGCACCTGGTGCAATCCATTGGCGACATTCTGAGCACGCCCATGGGTAGCCGAGTGGCTCGGCGCACCTACGGTTCGCTGGTCCCGCTGCTGATAGACCAGCCCGACAACACGCAGACCGAGGCGCGCCTGTATTCCGCCATTGCGTCTGCGCTCATGCGTTGGGAGCCGCGCTTGTCCATTGACCGCCTGCGCATCGTGCGCGATGCACAGCGGCCAGGACGTGCACAGCTGGTGATCGACGGAGCCCTGCTATCGGCCTATGCACCCCGCGCCAAGCCGCTGAGCCTGACCGTGGATATCGGAAGTACGGGGGGCGCATGACCGACCTGGCCACCCTCCCCGCCCCGCAGATCATCGAGCCGCTGGACTTCGAGCAGATCCTGGCCGACCTCAAGGCCGACATACTGGCCCGCGCGCCCGAGCTGGCCGAAGTCCTGGCGCTTGAATCTGATCCCATCGTCAAGCTGCTGGAGGCCTGCGCCTACCGCGAACTGCTGTACCGTGCCCGCGTCAACGATGCCGCCCGCGCCCACCTGCTGGCCTTTGCCACGGGCGGCGACCTCGACCACCTGGCCGCGCAGTACGGCGTGGACCGCCAGGCCGGCGAAACCGACGACCGCCTGCGCACGCGGCTGCAGCTGCGCATCGCCGCGCTGGCCGGCCAGGGCACGCGCGAGCACTACGAATTCCACGCCCTCACCGCCTCGCCCCTGATCCGCGCCGTGCGGGCCAGCCAGCAGGCGCCGGGCAGCGTGCTGGTCATGCTGTGGGTCACCGACCAGGCGCAGGCCCAGGCCGTGCGGCAGCTGGTGTCCGAGGCCCTGAATGCCGACAACGCCCGCATGCTGGGCGTGCCCGTCAATGTGGCCGTGGCCTTGCCGCGCACCATCGACATCACCGCCCGCATCACCCGCACGCGCACCGCGCCGGCCGGCCTGCTGCAGCAGCTGCAGGCGCGCCTGCAGGCGGCCTTTGCCGGCATGGCCAGCCTGGACGGCAGCGTGGCACGCAGCTACATCACCACGCTGCTGCACGTCGATGGCGTGCACGCCGTGGACTACCCGGACAACGCCCGGCCCGCGCCCATCACGCCGATTGCGGCCGGCGAATTCCCGGCCCTGGGCGCCGTGGACCTGATCGACGCAGGGGTGGCCTGATGGACGCGCGCCGCAGCATCCTGCCCCCAGCATCCACCAGCCTGGAGCGCGTGGTGGACACCACGCTGCCGCGTGACTGGGGCACCATGGCCGACGCGGCCGAGCCGGCCAGCACCGCCCAGCACCCGGCCCTGCTGCCCTGGCTGGCCCAGCAGTGGCAGCTGGGGCAATTCGAGCGGTATTTTTCCGACCCGCGCGAGCTGCTGGCCAAGGGCCTGCCCTGGCTGCGCGAGCGTGGCAGCGCCGCCGCCGTGCGCCGCGCGCTGGCCTGGCAGGGTTACCTGAGCGTGACCCTGGAAGAGGACGGCGCCCGCCTGCACATCAACCCGGGCCGCGAAGTCAGCAACAGCGATATCGCGCGCATGGCCCATGTGGTGCGTGCCAGCATCCCGCTGCACGTCCATTTCTACCGGGTGTTCTATCGCTTCGATCTGCGCGCCCTGCGCTGGGACCGCGCGCCCAAGCTGGACGGCGCCCTGTGGGACAACGACAGCGGCACGCCCGTGGACGTGGGCGAGGGTGAGCCGCCCGTCATCGGCAGCCAAGGCCGCATCAACCAGTCCCAGGCCCAGCGCCCCAACCTCACCCCGCTGCGCAGCGCCGACCACCAGCACACCAGCGGCCGCATGCGCCGCGCTGACCAGCTGCGCCTGGATGTGTGGCGCTGGGACGGCCGCATGCAGCGCCTGGCCGCAGGCGGGCAGCTGCAGTCCACCCCGGGCCTGGCGCCGCAGCGCGCCCAGCATCAGCCATGGACCACCAACGGCGAAGCCTGGGCCGCCAGCGCAGGCACGCGGCCGGGCCAGTGGCCTGGCGCCGCCCACCACCTGGCGGCCGCTGCCTGCCAGCCCCGCATGGCCCCGGCCCGGGGCTGGACGGGCCGCTGGGACAGCGACCGCTGGCAGCAATCCAACATCCACAGCAAGACCACCGAATCCGAGGAATAGCCCATGCAAACACTGCAAGACGCCGGCCGCATTGCGCTGGCCAAATCCCTGGCCGCCATGGCCGTGCACATCGCATGGGGCCGTGGCGATGGAGCGTGGACCGCGCCACCTGCCAACCCATCCAACCGCACCGCGCTGCAGGACGAAATCGGCCGCCGCGCCGTGGTGGATGTGGGCTATGCCGTGCCCGGCACCGCCCAGGACCACGATATCGAGATGCCCGGCCAGGTCTACTACAAGACCAGCCCGGTGCCCACGCCCTTTCTGCTGCTGCGCACCACGTTCGGCTTTGGCGATGCCCAGGGCGAAACCGTGCGCGAGTGCGGCGTGTTCTTCGGCACCGTGGCAAAGGCCAGCGTGCCGCCTGGCCAGCGCTACCTGACGCCGGCCGAGGTCGAGAACCCCGGCACCGTGTACTGCCTGGAATACCGCTCGCCGGTCCTGCGCAGCGGCACGACCAAGGCCACCGAAGAAATCGTGATCCCACTGTGAGCCGCGCATGACCAGCTACAACCGACACGACCCCGCCAAGGGCTACACGCAGCACATCTTTCACGCCGACCGCGTGGCGCAGTCTGCCGAGCCCAACGAAATGCAGGCCCAGGCCCGCTATGCCCTGCGCCGCGTGGCCGATGTGCTGTTTGCCGATGGCGACATCACTGCCGGCGCGCGCTGCACCGTCAACGCCGAAACCGGCGCCTGCCAGCTGGAAGCCGGCAGCATCTACCTCAACGGCGCTGTGCATGACGTGGCCGCCGCCGCGCTGCAGATCGCCGTGCAGGGCACCGTCTACATCGGCGTGCACTACGCCACGCGCATCGTCACGGCCGAGCAAGACCCGACCCTGTACAACCCCGCCGTGGGGACCAGCGGCTACGGCGAGCCCGGGGCCGACCGCCTGCAGGTGTCCGTCACCTGGGGCCTGCAGGGCCAGGGCGAAGGGGATTTCTATCCCGTGTGGGCCGTTGAAGATGGCATCGTCAAGCCGCGCGAGCCCGCGCCCCAGCTCAACGCCGTCACCAAGGCCATCGAGCGCTATGACGAGCAGAGCACGGGCGGAGGCACCTATGTCGTGCGCGGCCTGATCACGCTGCAGCTGCCCGACGATGACCAGGGCCGCCAGGTCTACGCCATCACGGCCGGCGCCGCGCGTGTGGGTGGCGTGGCCATCGAAGTGCCTGCCGACCGGCGCCTGGTCTATGCGGCCGAGGCCAACATGGCCCAGGTCAACAGCGAGCCCCACAGCAGCAGCACGGATGCGCTGCAGCATGTGGCATTCGACCGCTGGCCCGTGCTGGAGCAGGCCACCCTGCGCATCACGCGCCGCAAGTCGGCCCAGGTGGTGCACGGCAGCTTCGTCGGCGCCGCTGACCCGCTGCCCGACGCCAGCGTTGTGCAGATCAACAGCGTCACCCAGGGCGGAACCACGTACACCAAGGACGTGGACTACAAGCTGACGGCCGGGCAAATCGACTGGAGCCCGGCCGGCGCCGAGCCCACCCCAGGCAGCACCTACAGCGTCGGCTATGACTACATCAGCACCGAACCCGCGCAGAACCAGACCACGCGCGGCTTTGAAGTGCAGGGCGCGCTGCCCGCCACGCTGATACTTGTGGACTACCGCTATGCGCTGCGCCGCATTGACCGCATCGTCATGGGCGGCGATGGGGGCATCAACGTGGTCAAGGGCATCCCGGCGACTTGGCAGCCCGTGCCGCCTGATGTGCCGGGCAACGTGCTGGCCCTGGGCAGCATCTACCAGACCTGGGAGCCCGACACGCGCCGCACCGAGCCGGACGGCGTGCGCGTGGTGTCCATGCCCACCCTGGTGGCCTACCGCGACCGCATGGACCGCATCGAGCTGGACCTGGCCGAGCTGCGCCTGGCCACCGACACCGCGGGCCGTTACAGCGGCCTGAAAAAAGGCTATTTCGCCGATCCCATGATGGACGACAGCATGCGGGATCAAGGTCTGGAGCAGACCGCCATGGTGGCGGGCGGGGCGCTGCAGTTGTATGAGGCCGACAACGCCTACATGCTGGGCGATGGCAAGACTGTCCACAGCCTGGAGTACACGCTGGCCAAGACCATGGGCCAGACGGCCACCAGCCGCGCCATGAAGATCAACGCACAGGCCACGGCAGGCGCCCTGCCGGCCAGCGTTGAGCTGGTGCCCAGCGTGGACCGCTGGGAGGTTCCTGAGGTCCTCAACTATCCGAAGCTCGTCCGGTTCTACGACGCGTTCGGCAGCGCAGCGGTGGACAGGGAAACGCAGTTTCGCAACCAGATCAACACCGAGTTGCTGGACCTGAGCGGCATCACCCTGCGCCCCATCGAAGTGCAATTCGCACTGGCGGGATTTCGTGCGCTGGAGGCCCTGCAAAGCCTGCATTTCGACGGCCAGCCCGTCACCGCCCACCCGCTGGCAGGTGGCGGCCTGGTGGCCAACGCTGCCGGCGTGCTGGCGGGGAAATTCACCATCCCCGAGGGCGTCCCCGTGGGTGCCAAGACCGTGGAAATCAAGGGCGAGCACGGCAGCACGGGCCGGGCGCAATACGTGGGCAGCGCAACCCTGAAACTCAATCTGCAAATTCTCGGGTCCAACTGGTACAGCGCCCGAATCGCAGGCTTTGGCACCGTCACCTATGTCCTATAGCACCCTCACCCAAATCATCACACCTGCGCGCAACCAGCAGTGTGCAGCGCTGGATCTGTACTTCACGGCTAGCGGCGGCCCGGCCCTGGTGCTGCTGGCGGCCTTGGACGATGCCGGCCTGCCGGGCCTGGCCCTGCGCGAGCAGCGCGTGGAGAGCGCACAGACCAAGACCGATGGCACGGCCACGCGCGTGACCTGGCCGGCACTGGTCCAGCTGCAGGCGGGCACCAGCTACGCGCTTTGCGTGTCAGCCGCCGACACCGATACGGCTCTGGCTGTGGCCCAGGTGGGCGATGCCCGTCAGGACGGCACCGGCTGGGTCACGGCCGCGCCGGCCGAAGTGGGCCAGCTGCTGGAAATCAATGCCTCGGGCATCGTCACGCGCCACACCAACCGCGTGCTGCGCTTTGATCTGTTCGAGGCCCAATACCCGGCCACAGTCAAGACCGTGGAAGTCGGCGCGCAGGACGTGGAAAACGCCACGCTGCTGCTCATCAATGCCGGCGCCGAGCAGCCCGACCCCACGGCGCGCATCACCTACGCCATCGAACTGCTGGGCGCGGGCGGCGCCGTGCAGCGCACCATCGAGGCCGACGCGGGCCAGCCCGTGCGCCTGGATGAGCCGCACACCGGCACCGTGCGCGTCAAAGCCACGCTGCGCGTGGGTGAGTCGGGCATGGGCGCCGTGCTGGCCCCTGCCACCCTGCTGGCCGTGGGCAGCCTGCTGCAGTCGGGCACCTACATCACGCCCGCCATCGCCACTGCGGGCGGCACCGAGCTGCGCGTGATCTTCGAGGGCACCATCCCGGCCGGAGCGGCCGTGGCTGTGCATGCGCGGCTGGGTGCCAGCGAGCAGTGGACCGAGGTGCCCTACCTGTCCAGCAGCCCGCAGACGGCCGGCACCATCGAACTCACGCACCGGCTGCAGGGCATCAACGCGGCCAGCCTGCGCCTGCGCCTCACGCTCACCGGCACGCCCACGGCGCGGCCCCTGGTGGACAACCTGCGCGCCGTGGTGCTGTAGGAGGGACCATGGCTGACGATACCGTGCAAGACCTGCCGCCCGTCCTGGAGGACACGCCTCACCTGGGCCTGCCCCTGCCGCACCCCGGCAACAAGCTGGAGGTGGACAACCCCCGGCTGCGCGAAGCGCTGGGCATGATTGACCAGTTGGCCCACGACATGGGCCAGGCCATTGAGGCCAGCGCGAGCCAGGAAGCCCTGCAGGCCCTGGCTCAGTCCACCGGGCAAACCATCGACCAGATGCAGCAGCAAACGGCGCAAGTCCTGCTGCAACAGGCCCTCCGAATTCAGCAGCTGGCCCAAGACATTGCCGACAAGTCCGTGGACCTGCAATCCGTGCTGCAGGCCAGCAACCCGGCGCAGGCGCAGGCCGGGCAAAAGCTGCTGGACCGGCTGCGCCACGGCTACGCGGACAGCGCAACCAATGGCCAGGCCCTGCAGGCCGGCGTGGCCTATCTGCTCAAGGCCGACGCCGCTTACAGCCGCGCCCTGCCCGCCGCCCCCGAACGGGGCGACACCATCGTGCTGCTGGACCCCTGGGGCCTGTGGCGCCTGGGGCTGATCACCATCGTGCGCGCCAACCCGCTGCACGAAATCAACCGCCGCAAAGACGACCTGGTCCTTGATTACAACTGCTGGCACATCAGGCTCGTGTATGCCGGCGACAACCTGTGGCTGCTGGCCATGGGGCATGACACGGGGGGAAATCTATGAGGGCCAGCGACTTGGCAGGCACGCGGGCCGTGGGGCCTTGCGTCCCTGTTACCTGCTTTGCGTCTACGACATGGACAGCACCAGCCAACGGCATCCTTGAGATCCGGGCCATGGGCGCAGGTGGCGCAGGTGCAGCGCGCAATGCGGGTAACACCGCAACGGGCGGTTACAGCGGCAGCTGGGGCGCCAAGCGTTTGCGCGTGCGCGCTGGCGACGTGGTGGTGGTGGCTGTAGGCGCAGGAGGTGCCGTGGCAGCGGCAAACCAGGCTGGAGGCGCCGGGGGCAATACCACCATCACCGTGGCAGGTGTCAGCTACGTGGCCTACGGCGGCCCGGGTGGGCGGTACGCACTCGCCAGCGCAGGCGACATATCACTGCCTGCTGGGCCGGCACCTTCCGCCAACTGGGATGTGGGCGCGGCCAGCGTACGGCCCGGCATGGTTGTTGCGGGAGCCACCGGGGGCGCTGCCGTGGACATCATGGCCAAAGGGGGAGACGCCACCACATCGGCGGCCGTCAATGGCGGCGGCGGCGGCGGCACATCGGGGCCGGGTACAGGTTTTATCGGAGGCGGGGCGATGCCAGGCGGCGCGGATGCCACGGGAGCGTCCTCTATCAACGCTGGCGCATTCTTCGATGCGTCGGACGGGGAATGGGGTATCAGCTTCTTTGGTGGGGGCGGAGGCTACCAACAATCTGGGGGGGTGGGGTTCGCGGGGGGCAACGGGGCCGGGGGTGGCGGCAGCGTTGGCGCTTCTTCCATAGCTGGAAAGGGCGGCAACGGCGGCGGCGGCGGTGGTGCAGCAGCAAGCGGTGGCTACGGCGGAAATGGTGGCCTGGGCGGCGGCGGCGGCGGGGGATTGGCGGGCGGTGGCCTGGGCGGCAACGGCTATGCGTTCCTGAAATTCTTCGCGGACAAGGGAGTTTGAAATGCCCATCATCGAAATCCTGAAAACCGGCCAAGTCGTGGACACCATCCGGGCCTCGGAAGACTTCGCGCAGCAGCATTACCCGGGCGCCTGGCGCCTGGCCGAGCAGCAGGAGCAGCCCGCGCCCGCACCGCAGATCCACCGCCATATCACCCCGCTGGCATTTCGCCGCCGCTTCACCGGCGCAGAGCGCGCCGCCATCGAATGGGCCGCCGTGGACCGCGCCGATGCCACCAGCGGCGAACGCCAGCAGGCCGCGCAGCTGCGCAGCACGTTGAAGGACCAGGAGCTGGCCAGCTTCATCGACCTTGACGACCCGGACGTGGCGGCCGGCGTGCAGCTGCTGGAAGACGTGGGCCTGATCGCAGACGGCCGCGCGCTGCAGATCACGGACACGCCGCCGCGCCCTGACGAACTGCCGGCCTGACCTGGCCGCGCCACCCGCGCCACCACCGCAAGCCCGCCACTCGGCGGGCTTTGTCTTTGTGTCGCACGCCCAGCGACAGCGGCCATTTCTGGCTATTGCGGCTGGTGCCGAGCACCATAGGCTCATCTCGCGCGAGCCGCGCACCAGCAACACATTCAGGGGCTCAACAATGGCCACAGCAAGTTTTCACCACGGCGTGCGCGTCACCGAACTGAACGCCGGCACCACCGCCCTGCGCATCGTCTCCACGGCGGTCATCGGCATGGTGGCCACGGCCAGCGATGCAGACGCAGCGTTCTTCCCACCGGACACGCCCGTGCTCGTCACAGACATTCGCCGCGCGCTGGAGAAGGCCGGCACCCTGGGAACGCTGGCTCCATCGCTGGAAGCCATCGAGCAGCAATGCCGGCCCGCCATGGTCATCGTGCGGGTTGCTGATGGCGAAGGCGCCACCGAAGAGGAACGCCAGGCCGACCAGATCAGCAAGGCCGTGGGCGACTACCGCAACGGCAAACGGACTGGCGCGCAGGCTCTGCTGGATGCACAGGCCACCCTGGGCGTGAAGCCGCGGATCCTGGGCGCGCCGGGCCTGGACGCCAAGCCCGTCGCCGATGCGCTTACAGCCATCGGCGAAAAGCTGCGCGGAATGGTCTATGCCTCGGCCTGGGAGTGTGAGGACGTGAGCGCGGCCCTGCTGTACCAGAACGATTTCGGCAAGCGCGAAACCATGCTCATCTGGCCGGAATTCACCCGCTGGAGCACGGTGCAGAACAAGAGCATCGTCGCACCGGCTACCGCATATGCCCTGGGCCTGCGCGCTCGCATTGACGCGGAGCAGGGATGGCACAAGAGCCTGTCCAATGTGCCCCTGAACGGCCCCACCGGCATCAGCCGCAGCGTGTACTGGGATCTGCAGGGCACGGACTCAGACGCCGACCTGCTCAATGAGGGCAAAGTCACGACGCTCATCAATCACCAGGGGTTCCGCTTCTGGGGCAACCGTACCTGCAGCACCGAGCAGAACTTCGCATTTGAAACCGCCACGCGCACGGCCCACATCCTGGCCGACACCATGGTGGAGGGGCACTTCGAGTTCGTTGACAAGCCCCTGCATCCGTCCATCGTGAAGGACATCATCGAGGGCATCAATTCGCGCTTTCGCACGCTGCGCTCCCAGGGCTACATCCTGGGCGGCGAATGCTGGTACGACGAAACCGTCAACAGCACGGAAACGCTGAAGACCGGCAAGCTGCTCATCGACTACGACTACACGCCCGTGCCGCCGCTGGAAGACCTGGGTTTCCGCCAGCGCATCACCGACCGTTTCTATCTCGACTTCGCCAACCGCGTTTCCAGCGGCTTGTAAGCACAGGAGCAACACATGGCACTGCCACGCAAACTGATCAACTTCGCGCTGTTCGTGGACGGCGTGAGCTATCGCGGCGAAGTTCCCGAGGTGAAGCTGCCCGAGCTGTCCCGCAAGCTGGAGGACTACCGCGCCGGCGGCATGGATGGCGAGATCGCCCTGGACATGGGCCAGGAAAAGATGGAGGCCGAGATCAAGGGCGCCGGCTTCCTCGATGGCCTGACCGCCAAATGGGGTTCTCGCCGCCACGATGCCGTGATGCTGCGCTTTGCCGGCTCGCTGGCGCGTGACGACGAAGGGGGCTCGCAGGCCTGCGAGGCCCTCATGCGCGGCCGACTGGCCAAGCTGGACACCGGCAGCCAGAAGGCCGGCGACATGACCGAGCAGAACTACACCTATGCACTCAGCTACTACAAGCTGACCGTGGGCGGCCGCGTGCACTTCGAGATTGACCTTGTGAACATGATCTGCATCGTGGACGGCGAGGACATCCTGGCCAACGTGCGCGCCGACTTGGGCATCTGATCCCACAACCAGGCAACCACCTGCGGGCGGCGCCGCCCAACCCGGCCCGCCCGCTCCTTTTTGACATTCACGCGGGGAACACAACATGACAGGCAAGACCGAAGCTACCGACAAGCCGCAAGCTGCGGCACAAAACACCGTGGGCGGACGCCCTTGCGTCACCGTGACGCTGGAAACCCCCATCAAGCGCGAGGGTGGCGACCTGGCAAAAATCCAGATCATCAAGCCGCAGACCGGCGACCTGCGCGGCGTCTCTCTGGTGGATCTCATGCAGATGAACACCGATGCCATCGTCAAGGTGCTGCCCCGTGTGACGCATCCCAGCATCGTTCCCCATGAAGTCAAGGACATGGACATTTCCGATGTCCTGCAGGTCGGAACGGAGCTGGTGAATTTTTTGCTGCCTGCATCGGCCAGGGATCAAGCGAGCGTGTAGAGGACTACATGACCGACCTGGCCATGGTGTTCCACTGGCCGCCCTCTGCCATGTATGCCATGGAGATGGATGAACTGATCGACTGGCGAGAGCGCGCCGTCAAGCGTTGGAACGAAGTGCACGCGACCCCAAAGAAATAGCAGCAGGAGAACGCCGTGGACAGGCTCCGCCTAGAAGTCATCATGAGCGCGGTGGACCGCGTGACCGGGCCGCTGCGGCGCGTGGTTTCTGGCAGCTCGGCCACGTCGCGCGCGCTCAAGACCCTGCGCGACAACTACAAGCAGCTGGAGGCCCAGCAGGGCCTCATCAAGAATTTCCGCAACGCGCACAAGGCATCCGCCACCCTCACCGGCGAACTGGCCGCGCAGCGCGCCAAGGTGCGGGCACTCGCGGCAGAGCATGCAGCGGCCGGCAACGTGACGGCAGCGATGTCGCGCCAGATGGCCCAGGCCCAGGCCAGGGCGCGCGAACTGAAGGACCGATTCGCCCAGCAGCAGGCCACATTGCAGGGGCTGCGCGACCGCATGGGCCAGGCAGGAATGTCCACCACGGGCTTGGCCGCCAAGGAACGCAGCCTGCGCGCCGACATGGAGCGCACCACCGCCGCCATGGCTGCACAGAAGACGCGCCTGCAGGCGCTGACCGATGCCCGGCAACGCGCCGGCCGCATGGCCGCTCGGGGTGCCGGCATGGCGGCGGCCGGAATGGGCAGCTACTACGCCACCAGCCGCGCAGCCCATGCGGCCACCGGCCTGATGGGGCAAAGCCGCACAGCAGCCGGCGAAGCCATCCGCATCCGCGCCCTGGGCCTGGAAGGCGAAGACGCCGGCAAGGCCATCGACTACGCGCGCAACTTCAAGAGTTACGGCACCAGCACCACGGACAACATGGCCCTGATGCGTGATGCCGTGACCGTCTTCAATGACTTCGACCACGCCAAGGATGCGCTCCCCTTCCTGGCCAAGATGAAGTTTGCGAACGAGGCCGCCTTCGGGGGCGAGCATGCCGCTGACAACGAGCGCAAGTTCATGGACATGCTCAAGGTCATCGAAATGCGCAACGGCGCCAACAACCGCGAGGACTTCGAGCGCAACGGCAACCTGGTGCAGCAGGTGCTGACAGCCACAGGCGGCCGGGTCGGCGCCGAAGACTGGCTCAACCTCATCAAGACCGGCGGCGTGGCCGCCAAGGGCATCAGCGAGAAGGAATTCTTCTACCGCCTGGAGCCGCTGGTGCAGGAAATGGGCGGCGACCGCGTGGGCACGGGCATGATGTCCGCCTACCAGAATCTGTACCAGGGCCGTACCACCAAGCGAGCGGCCAACATGCTGGATACGCTGGGCCTGATCGCCGACCCGTCCAAAGTCAAGCACGACAAGGTGGGCCAGATTGCCCAGCTCGGCGTTGGGGCGCTCAAGGGCTCCGATGTGTTCCAGCGCAGTCAATTCGAGTGGCTGGAAACCGTGCTGGTGCCGGCGCTCAATGCCAAGGGCATCAAGAGCGAGAAGGAAGTGCTGGACGCCATCGGCGGCATCTTTTCCAACCGCAATGCGGCCGGCCTGTTCGCCACGATGTTCCAGCAGCGGTCCATGATCAACAAGAGCTATGCGCTGAACGAGCGCGCGGCCAACGTGGACACGCTGCACGGCATGGTCAAGGAAGGGCCGCGCGGCAAGGAAATCGACCTCGAAAAGCGCCGCGACGACCTCTATCTGCGCATGGGAGAGGCCGCCCTGCCCTTGTACGTGCAGCTGCTGGAAAAGGTCACGGCGGTGACCGAGGCGGTATCCAACTTCGCCCAGGCGCACCCCGGCCTGACCAAGGCAGTGATGTACACGGGCGCCGCATTTCTGGGCCTTGGCGCTGTAATGACCGCGCTGCTCATCCCTCTGGGCCTGCTGCTGGCAAAAGGCGCCCTGGTGCGATTCCTGTTTGCCAGGATCTTCGGCGGCGCCTCTGCGGCGGCTGCGGGCGGGAGCCTGCTGGCTAGGATCTGGGCTGGCCTCAGTGGAGCCATGGCCAGGGCCGGACAGGCTATCGCCTGGGTTGCCGGCGTTCTCCGCACCGGACTGGCCTGGGCGGCAAGTTTCGCGGGCAAGGCCATCATGGCAATTGCCCGTGTGGTGCTGTTCGTGGGGCGGTTTCTACTGGGCTCGCCGCTGGGGATCGCCATTTCCCTGATAGCAGGCGCCGCCTATCTCATCTGGCGCAACTGGGACCAGATGAAGGCCGGCTTCCTGACCATCTGCGACCAGCTGAGCACTGCGGTTTCGCAGTGGTGGGCCAGCGTAGCCGGAGGGGCTGATGCACTGTGGCAGGACATCGTGGGATGGAAGGACAAGTTTTTCACCGCCGGCGGTGACCTGGTGGATGGGCTGATTGCGGGCATCCGCGCCAAGTGGGATGCAGCCAGGGAGGTGATGGGCGGAATGGCCGAGAGCATCAAGCTCTGGTTCACCGAGCCCATGCAGATCCAATCCCCTTCCCGCGTGTTCATGCGCTACGGCGAGCACATCAGCGAAGGCGCGGCCCTGGGCATCGAGCGTGGCCAGGCGCTGGCGCGCGTGGCGGCCGTGGGCCTGGCCGGCATCACCATGGCGCCCATGGGCGCTGCGGCATCCACCCCCATGGCCATGGCCAGCGGTGCCGCGCCGGCTGCGGCCGGCGGCCCCATCAACATCACCATCAACGCTGCCCCGGGCCAGGACGCACAGGCTATCGCCCGCGCAGTGTCCGCAGAACTGGACCGGCGCGAGCGTGACCGCGAATCGCGCCGCTACAGCCAGCTGGCCGACATCGACTAGGAGCAACGCCCATGATGGCCGCCCTGGGGCAATTCGTTTTTGCCCTCGACACACTCGCATACCAGGAACTGCGCCGCAGCACGGCCTGGCGCCACCCCAGCAATAGCCGCGTGGGCGCAAGGCCAGCGCGGCAATTCCTCGGCCCCGGTGACGAAACCATCACCCTCTCAGGGCTGCAGGCGCCCGAGCACTTCGGCAATCGCCGCACCATTGACAAGCTGCGGCAGATGGGCGACACCGGCGCCGCCTATGCACTGGTCAATGGTGCGGGCGAAGTGTTCGGCGCGTGGGTCATTGAATCGGTGGAGGAAACCGGCACCCTGTTTATCCGCGAGGGCCTGCCGCGCCGCATCGAATTCACGCTGCAGCTGGCGCGCGTCGATGACCGCCAGGCTGATCCATCAGGCGGCACAGGAGGCGATGGCGCGCCAGACGAGGAATGGGACGATTGGGATTGGTGGATGGAATGAGGCAGAGCCATGGAAATTGATCTGCAAGACCCCGAGGGCGTCTACCAAAAGCCCGACTACCAGCTGCTGCTGGACGGCCGCAACATCACCCAGAACCTGCGCGGCCGACTTATCCGCCTGTCATTGCGCGAAAGCCGCGGCGAAAAGGCCGACCAGCTGGACATCGAGCTGGACGATTCCCGCGACAGCCTGGCGCTCCCGCCCGTGGGCGCCCGCCTGGCGCTGCAGCTCGGCTATACGCGCGGCGGCGGCTGGTGGGATAAAGGCGAATTCATCATTGATGAGATCGAGCACAGCGGCGCCCCCGACACCATCATGCTGCGCGCCCGCAGTGCAGAAATGCGCCAGACCTTGCGGCAGCGGGCCAGCAACAGCTGGCACGGCGCCACGCTGGGCAGCGTGGTGCGGGACATCGCCAAGCGCAACGGCATGCAGGCCAATGTGGACGACGCCCTTGCCGGCCTGCCCGTGCAGCACATCGACCAGACCAACGAAAGCGATATGCACTTCCTCACGCGCCTGGGCCGACAGCACGACGCCGTGGCCACGGTCAAGAAGGGGCGCCTGGTGTTTTTGCCCATCGGCAGCACGCGCAATGCCAGCGGCAAGCAGCTGGCCGCCGTGCAAATCCGCCGCCAGGACGGGGACCGCCACCGCTATCACACCGCCGCGCGTGATGCATACACGGGCGTGCGGGCCTACTGGCACGACAACGGCCGCGCATCCCGCCAGGCCGCCATCGACGGCGAGGAAGAAAACCTCAAGACCCTCAAGGACAGCTATGCCACCGAAGATGACGCCATGGCTGCGGCGCGGGCTGAACGCGGGCGCCTGCAGCGTGGTGCCGCTACGCTGGAGATCACCCTGGCCATCGGAGATCCATCGGTAATGGTGCAATCGCCCGTCACCGTCAGCGGCTTCAAGGAAGACATCGACGGCGAGCAGTGGCTATGCAAAACCGTGGAGCACACCCTGGATGACAACGGCCTGACCACACGCCTGGAGATGGAGCGGGCGGGCGGCGAAAAGACGCGGCAACCCGGCAAACGCTGGAGCCGATGACCGCCAGCAGCCCAGCCAAAGATCCCGCCGAGCGCGGGATTTTTCTTGTGCGCCGCAGCCACATTTCGCCATGTGACAAAACCGGGCATTTCCCGACGATTCCCGACACCGAAACGGTCCAGCGAATCGGCTGCAAGGCGCCGCCACGCCTTGCGCGCCAGCGTGCCGACACCCCCGACGAAAGCCACATGTTTAGCGCGCAGGTGCGGCGGGGACTCAACCGCGCGCCGAGGGGGCACGGGGGGTTCGGGTGCATATGCGCCGCCCGGGGCCGTGCATCAGCACCCACCAGACGCGGACAGCAGCCCCACACGGGCCGCGAAACGAGCGGGCAAGGGGTGCAGGCCAGCGGAAGTCCGCGCGCGCTACAGGCCGTTTAAATCGCTCGGCTAATCCTGATGCCGTGCCCCTGCCCCCTGGCCCTGGCCCGGGTGCTGGCCCTGGCCCTGGCCCTGGCCCTGGCCCGGGTGCTGGCCCGGGTGCTGGTGCTGGTGCTGGTGCTGGTGCTGGTGCTGGTGCTGGTGCTGGTGCTG